TATATACATCATCTCGTCAAATGCACGAGGATGGTCAATAGGCAGGTAGCTACAGTTAAACCCTGCTACGTTGTCACGGTCAAGTGCCTTACCTGCTGTCATCAATGCTCTCATTGACGGCATTACTTCAAGGTTTAGGATGGCGTTGTATACGTCATTGTAGTCTTGACCCTTGAGTTGACCACGATCTTTAAAGTAATCACAGTAACGCCTTACAGTCTCATCCCAGTTCTCTCGTCTCTGTTCCTCTGGGATGTAACGTGCATAGCGCGACTTGTGTATGTACTGCTGATATGAATCCATCAATGTATTGCTCCTCTATCAAAGTTTCCAGTTAGTATTTGTTGCTTCATTACGTCAAGCAGGAAGTTTACCTCAACCGCTGACATATCTGTTGCTATCTGAGCCATCCCATCAGGTGACTCTACAAGCAAGATGAAGTTACCTTTATCGTTTATGTCGTTGACAAGATCAGCAGAGACCATAGCAAGCTTCTCAATCAGTGGCATCTCTTCCAACTCTTCAGCCTTCTTCTTGCCAAAGTCTCCGTTAATTACTTTCATCACTCACTCTCCCTTTATGTAATCTTGGAATCTAGCTACAGTTTTGCATGGGTTTTACTAGAATTTCAAGCAGACGCACCATAAATGTAGCTTTTCTGTGTCAATGTATACATAAATGTATATTTTCTGTGTCAATATATACTTATATGTTTACTATAATGTACATTAACGATCACCACCACTACCTTGTATAACGCCACGCGCCATACGAGACTTCAGCTTCTCAATGTTAAAGATGGCAATGTCCTCTAGCTTGATACCTTGGTCAGCAGCCATGTTAGCTAAGTTCCAAAGCACGTCACCTAACTCTGACACCACCTTAGTACGATCAATGTCTACAGCGTCACCCCGTAACAGAGGCTTGACAAACAAGTCAGCGGCCTCAGCAGATTCAATCATCAGTGACGTTACAGGATACATAGGGTCTGTGTATATTGCTGTTTCCTGTGCTAGCTTTTGATAATCATTAAATTCCATTTTCAACCTCATCTACTGCTTCAATCATTCTGTCTAGATACCACTTAGCCTTCTTCAGATCCTGAACTGGATGCTCTTTGTAGCGCCACCTGTGAAGATACTTCAGTGTGTTGCCCTCACAGTACTCAATAAACCCATCACCCAACTGTTGCTTGATATAATCAATGGCTTCGATACCGCCTGTGTTGTAGTGCTTGGGTTTAGTTACTGCATCCCACTGCTCTGGTGTTGCGTCATTCAATCTCGTCATCGTTGTATATATCCTCCACTTCTAATTCATCTTCAAGGTAGTCACGCTTAGCTTCAATAAAATCTTCAAACCTATAAACTAAATCCTCTGAACTGATCTCTAATACCTCAAGCAAATCAATCTCAGGCAACTGCTTTAGTTTATCACACAGATCCTTGAATGTCATGACGCATCCTTACCATACTTTTTACGGAGATAATTAATCGAGACAGGTAGCTCATCGAAACTTCCATCCTCTACCTCATTTAACATCCAGATACCTGACCAACTACCATTGGTTTGTGGATTCAGATACTCCTCGTCATGTTGATAGTAGATACCTGCAAACAATCCAGTAATGTTCTTACCATCAGCGCGTCTTGCATAAGCAATGTCACGGTCTTGCACATGTCCCTGCACACAGCTCATCATCTTCTTCTGCAATAGTAGCTTTGCATTCGTTACAGGTCTACCCATTACACCTGAACAGAAGTAGTGACAGTACACGACACCATCAATCACCTTTGGTTGTAGGAAGGGGACAACTGTCCAGCCCATCTCAGGCAACATCAGATCATCGTAGCTCATCAGTCCTTCTAGTTTAGAATCAGTCTCTACAGCTCTCTCAATGCGTTGCTCGTGGTTGCCCAACAAGAACACCATCTTAGGAGTCCACAGCTTCTTCTTGTTGATACGAAGGCGCTCACGCTCTGCTCTGATAGGCTCTAAGAATGCAAGCATAGCATCTATACCTGCCTCCACATCTTTGGTGTAGCGTCTACCTTCAAAGCTCTTCTTACCTACATCGTAGCTTGACAGGCTCGGCATGTCCCAATGATCGCCTAAGTGAATGATCACGTCAGGCTTTTTCTGTGCAGCGTACTGTCCTGCCCACCGTAGGTGATCATGGTTACTATCAGGTTTAACCTGTGTGTCGGGTATAATCATGTGTTTAGACATGAGAGTTCTCCAAATATGATAAAGCTCTTTGTATTGTTACAATATTGTCCTTAAACTTTCCCAAGGCTCGGTTACAACGGTTGCATAACAGCCCTCTAATCTTACCAGTAGTATGGCAATGGTCAACAGACAAGGCTTGAACTTTACCACATCTTACGGTAGTTTCTAGTTCTTTGCAGATAGCACAAACACCACCCTGCTCGTCTAACATTTTCTTGTAGCCTTCGGGTGTTAGGTCAAAATCTTTTTTAAGATTGTACTGCTTGGTTTTCTCAGGTGTTCTCCAAGCCCTTTCAGTCTCTCTCTTACAGCTTTTACAAGTAGGATGTAGACCATCTTTGGCTCGGGCGAGCTTAGTGAAGTCTTCTCTACTTTTTGTAGTGTTACACTTGTTGCAATGCTTTGTCATTACTTGTGCCTCCACTTACTTGGTAAACTCTCTGGGGTGTAGTACGTGAAACCGTTTTTATCTGCCCATTCTGCCATCGTAAACTTAGTACCGTCTGCTCGTTTTCTTGCAAACGGCATTGCAGTTCTAGGGTTTTGGAATACAAATACAAGTTCGTAAGCGCACTCAAGATCAACAGTCCGAACAAGAGAGTCTCTAATGTCCACATATTTTTTAGCCTCGTTCCTATCTCTGAACCTACCTTTGACTTCGATGTAAGTTAAGATCTCCTCTTCCTCATCGTAGTATACAAAGTCAGGTTCATAAGTTCTGCGTTGTATGTACGGTATACGTTCTGTGTGATACTGACACTGCCGCAACTCTTTAGATAGATCAAACTCCAGCCAACTGTCAAACCCCTTCGGTATGTTCTTGCTCGTTCGCTTCTTCATTGACCTCTTCCTTAGTTGGTGGCGTCCAGATCTGACCCTCATACCGCCTGAGCCACAATAAGATACCGTTCTCTACAGCTCTCTCTTCACTACCCAGTTTCTCAACACAGACTTCAAACATCTCTCGCTCTGTCTTGTCTTCCAATAACTTCTTGGCTTTAACTGCTCCGATTCCCTTGACTCCAATGATGTTATCAATGCGGTCACCAGTAAGAAACTGCATGTAGAAGTTGAGCATACCCTGCGTAGCACTGATGTAGTACTGTTGCTTCTTGACAAAGTTGTAGTGCCATCCTTCGACTTGATCAAAGTCTTTGTCAATGCTGACAATAAAACACTTATCTTTACCAAGCTCTGTCGCACGTATTGCAATAGCATCATCAGCTTCCTGACCCTCTACAAGTTTACCTCCAATCTCTAGCATGTACTCTCGCAGTTCATCATAGTGTACAGGGCGCTTGCCTGTTCTGTTTCCCTTGTAGGGTTCTGTGACTGCGTAGTCATTCCTGAAGTTGGTCTTACCTGTAATGAACAGCTCAAAGTCTTCGCTACCTAACTCTTCGCAGATGGTCTCGATGGTCTCGCCCAGCCTATGCCGAGCGAGTCCAAAGGGTTCATCATCGTAGGCGAACCCCACCCTATAGGTGAGGATGTCGCCATCAATCAGGAGTTTCACAAGGCTTCCTCAGTCATCGCTACAGCCTGAGGAGAGTACTCGATCAAGTCAGTGATCTGTAGACCACCAATCTTAATCCCTACAGCCCAACCACTACGCTTAGTGGGTGCGTGTGTCCACTCATAAGCTTCTGCTTTCACATTAGCTTTTGATCCATTCGCTACCATACCTTCAAAGACACCACCGTCTTTGGTGTAGGCTGTGATTGGAAACTTAGCTGACTTAGCTGTGATGAAGTAACCACGATCATCACCTTTGGTGCGTACATTAACACCAATGTCTTCAAGCTTTGCTACT